GTTTTCTTTTTAGTTGTTTTTGTAGCTTTTTTTTCCTTTGAAACTACTTTTTTAGATTCAGGTTCAGAAATTTTTACTTCAATAGCAAAACCACTATCAAGAAATGACTTAGCTATATCTTTCTGCCATTGCTCTTTGCAGTTTACAATTTCATCAACTTGGTATTCTTTGGTTGCATTTCCACTTGCATTAATACTACCTGAAACATTTTGTGTTATTTTTATTTGCATAATTACCTCTATTCAAATTTAATTATCTAAAGTGAGAGGCTAGGGAAACGAGCTACCTAATAAGGTATAAACCTAACCTCTCACCAAATTGCAACCTAAGTTGCTACTATGTATTAACAGTGTAAGCGTCTGTTGCATCTACTGGGTCACCTTGTACGCCAGTAATACTCATAGGAGTACCATTGGAGTGACTTCCAGTTGCATCTATTCTTACTCTTACATATCTTGATGCTCCAATATATCCAATAGTTTGGATTTGTGGAGTTTCGCCATTAGCATCTAATGTTAAAAATATACCATTAGAGTCAACGCCTTTTCCTGTTGTGTTCAGGTTTGAAGTTACAGCAGAGAATGAGCTGTTATCACTTGATTCTTCTAAATAGAAATCAAATTTAACAGAGCCACTCAAAGTATCTCCCTCAACGCCTGTACTAACAGATAAGACACAAGATTTAAAACCTTGTAAGTCTACACCTGTTCCATTTGTATCAGCAGTTATGACAGCAGGAGCTACCACAACTACAGTGTTTGTATTATTTGCTAAATCACGCATTTGTTATTCTCCTGTTATGCACTAACATTTTGTAGTCTAATTGCCTCAGCGTTTACCACAGCACCACCAACTCTTCTACGAGCTAGATATCTAGTGTTGCCAACATTAGCCTGAGAATAAGGGTCGCGCATGATTGACATGCTAACTCTATCCACTAATGTATATGCTCTAGCGAAATCACCAAAAGCAATAGGTTTTGCACCTGCTCCAACATCAGGCATATCTTTCGCTAAAACGTAAGTATACCCAGCTATTGTAGATGGTGCGCCTGAAACTAAGTTTAATCCAACATGGAAAACTTTTTGTCCAGCAGTATCTTCTAATTGTAGAACTTTAGCAAAAGTGCCTCTGTTCATAACAAATTGAGAGTTTTTCAAATAGTCAGATTTGATCGCATAGATCAAGTCATAAAGACCATCTGCTTTAAGTGCAGTACCAGCACCAGTGTTAGTTGTTCCAACACCTTGTGAGCTATCAGTAATTCCAAAAGGTTTACCAATACCATCACCTGATACGATTGCAGTTCCCTCTGCCACAGCAAATTGCTCTGCAAACTCTACAGCCATCTCACTTTCCATATTAAAAGCAGAATCTTCTAGCATTGCTTGAGAAATATCAACTAAAGCATATAACTCATGTGCATCTATTGACATTAAGCCAGTAGTGTAACCCGAAGTTTCAGTTCTAGTTGCTGTTTCGGCAACGAAAGTTGCAGAGAATTGACCAGTTCTTTTAGGAACTTCAATCCCTCTCTTATCGGTACTTCTAACTTTAACAAGTGATCTCATAGGTGAGAACTCAGTCACAGACTTAATAAGTTCATTAACATATTCTGTCGGACAGTAGTAACCACCTAAAGAATCATCAGATTCATAAAGTGCCTTTTGCTCTAAGTCAGGTTTATTACCAGTTCTTAAATACTCACCAAATGCTTTCATTTCAACATCAACTTCTTTAGTAGATTTACCTAATTCAGGTCTCGCTAAAGTAGTTTCTAGTTTTTCTAGTTTTGCAGTCGCATCTTCAAGAGCTTTCTTATTTAACTCAATATCTTGCTTTTGCTCAACTGCACCAGCAACATCATCAGCTAACTTGTCCACTTTTTCTTGAAGTAATGGGTCTGCAACGCCATTTTTCTTGATCTCATCAATGTTCTTTTGGTTTTCACCTTTGAAATCTTCAAAGGATTTACCTAGAGCATTAATTACATCTTTTATTTCTTCAGACATAAATACCTCTTTATGTTTTAATTATATTAATTAAATGCTCTACACTATCCACTACATCTCGCAGTTGTCTATTAAAAGACTTGTATAATATTGGCGCACTTTCTTTCGCAAGAGAAACAGACATTCCACCTACATCTCGCAGGTATTTCTCTATTTCTGTTGGATTCATTTCAGCTAGTTTGACCTTAGTCACTTTAGCTTTTGGATTCATTGGAAATGTTACCAATGATATTTCCATTAAGTCGACTGACTTAATAATTCTTCTTTTCTCTTTAGGGTCATATTTATAGCCATCAGGTTTCAACCTATAGCCTATTGACATAGAATCTAATGCACCCATTTTCATGAGTTCAAATACTTCCTTGCCTTTCTGAGTACCCATTGCCAGTCTACCTTTAATCTTCAGTCCTTTGCTATCTTCTTCTAACGAATCAATAACTCCAATAGGCTCATCTGACTTGTGTTGGTAGAGTAGCTTTATTCCTTTAGGTGATCTTTCTGCTATTGAATCTAAAAATGCTCCTCTTCTAATAACATCATTACCTAAGTCTTTGTTATTAAATACAGAGGCATAACCCTCAAACGAGCCATCATCATCTTGATCTATTTCCTTGAACTCACAAGGCAGATTAGCGTTGTCAAAGTCATTTTCAATATATTCTGTTTCCATAGTCACCTGTCAAGTAAAATTTAATTCATTTTAACCCGAAACAAGGTGGTTATACAATACTAATAAAAAAAAAGAGCCATATTGCTATGACTCTCTCTTTTGTTTAACAGATATTAAATATAGTCTGATTTGTATGAAGTGAAATATCCTCTTGTAACTTTTATCGCACATTTCATAGTATTATCGAACATATTATTCCTATGAATATAATGATGATATTCATTAGTAAATTTTATTGGTATAGATAAATCAGATTTATGTTTTGAAAAATCAATCATACCATCTGTACTGAACTCTATTTTACCAAGATATTTTCTCCAAATATCAACATCTTTCCATAATAAGTCTGCCAAAGACTCTCTTAATTTTGAATGTAATTTTCTAAGTTTTTTATCTCTTAAAGTAATCACTACTTTGAAATCAGAGTCTTTTTTTCCTGTTTTCTCAGTATAATCAATATAACCTATACCATTATTTAAAAGTTTATCAACAATTAAATAATTTGCATATTTCATTCTTATCGCACATTTGTTAAATACTTCTTCTTTCATAATTTTCCTCGTTGTTTCCCTAAGTCATTATTAACTTATGTAACCATTATAACCCATATTGGGTATCAGTCAAGCCTATTTATGGAAAAAGATGCACATTTTGAGGTATTTTTGTGTTAGAATCACGAGATGAATGAAAAAATGTATGAAAAACACGAGAATACTGCTAGAAAAATATTAGCAAAGTCTAAGATCAACTTAAAGGACTATAAAGAGTTCAATAGTATTCCATTTGATGATTTTACTGAAGAACAACAGGTTTTGTTTGGTTGGTATAATGAGGGTATGTTTACACGATTACCCGAAGTAGTAGAGCAAGTAGGAAATGATGATTTTCTTGATTAATCTATTTTAGATAGCACTTCTTTTTTTAAAAATTTTACAAAATATGGTGAAGTTACATCTTTAAAACCCATCTGATATGCAGAAAAGTTCTCTGCAAACCATTCAAACTCATTTGTAGAAGAATAATAACTAGGAAATAATACTGATGCACCATTGTTTTCTCGTCTACTTTCTAATTCTACTGTTCTCCTTAATTCTGTAAGTTCTTTTCTAAGTTTATCTCTTAATTGCATATCAGGAACAACAATTTCTTCCAAATTGCTCTCAACACCCCCTGTAGGCGTTCTTGAAAATCTTGTTCTTGATATTTTTTTTGTACCTGCTTTGAAACTGTTATGTAAGTGATGAGCAAACTCATGATATGCTACTGCTCTCTTTTGAGCTAATGATAAATCTTGTATTGCTTTTTCATTTATCAGGCTAGGATTACTAAATATTTTCTTATTAACAGTATAATCATTAACACCATGAAATACTGTAGCTTTACTATATGGTGTTTGACCAATTTTATAATCTGCTAATTTTATATTTTTATGCTTGTTTAACCAATCTTTAGAAACAAATTGATTCTCTTTAGGATTCCAGTATTTGGTTAAACCACTTTGTTTACCTGCATCATAATATTTTTTATTAATATTAAAAACACCATAACCCATTGATGCAGTATAATTTGATTCACCACCAAGACCTGAAATTTTAGGAATTTTATAAAAATCTGATAATTCATCTAATTCATTCATAATTATTTTAAGTTCTGTTAGTTCTCTATCAGTGTATTTTGATAATGTTAATGTAACTTTTCCACTGCCTTTATTTACTCTTCTTCCTTTTGGGTCATCTCTGAAAATTTTATATCTAGGGTCTGCATTGTTTTTTTTCATTCTTTCTTTTAGTTCTTTTCTAACTTTAGCACCTGACTCTATTTGAAGTGCTGAACCCTGAATAGGTTTAGCTAATGATGTTTCATTTATTTTAGCAGGTGGTATGACTACAGGTTTAACTTTAGGTTTTCTAGGTTTTTTAGGAGTACCTGCTATCACATCATCATCTTGGTCGTAATACAATGTGAAACATCTACACTGGATAACATTAGTAGCACCACCATTAGGGTCGCCAGTGTAATCCATAAACCTTTCCTCTGTAGCTCCACCAGCAGTGGGAGTTAGCACCATAAACTTGTCATTAATACCTATTGCTGGTTTAGAGTTCATATCTCTGTGCCACCCTCTAGTCCTTTCATCTAAAGCACTAGCCCATTTTTTAACAGGTTTCTTTAGGTTCATTCTCTTAGCTATGTTGTTGTTAGCATAGTTCATTGCTTGGTGGGTTTCAGTTCTAGCAATCACTCTTGCTCTTTTCCTAGAAAAGGCAGAGGACTTTTCT